TCGTGCTGGAGTTCTACCCGACCGAGGCCGATCCACACTGGCGCCTGCTGCCGTACTTCTGGATACCCGACCACGATCTGGAAGAGCGAGAGAAGCGTGACCGGGTGCCGTACCGGGTGTGGATCAAGGAAGGCCACCTAGAGACGACGCCGGGCCGAGCTATCAGCAAGCTGCACGTCCTGCGGCGCCTGCAGAAGATCTGCGCCTACTTCGACGTTCGCAAGATCGGCTACGACCGCTGGCGAATCGAAGACCTGAAAGAGCTGATGATCGAGCATGACATCGTGCTGCCCGAGCTCGTTCCGTTCGGCCAGGGCTACCAAAGCATGGGGCCGGCCGTAGACGAATTCGAGCGCCGTCTGCTTGGAATGCCTCCTCAGACGCTGGACGAAGAGGGCAACGTCATTGACGTCGACCCGAGCGAACTCGATCTGGTGGAAACCTTGCGTCACGACGGCAACCCGGTTCTGACCATGTGTGCGGCCAACGCCGTGACCACGTCGGACCCGGCTAACAACCGCAAGATCGACAAAGCGAAATCCAACGGCCGCATCGACGGCATCGTTGCGTCGGTTATCGCCACGGGCGTCAGCGGCTCCGTTCCGCCTGGTGGCGGCAAATCCATCTACGACGAAGGCGTCGGCATATGAACACCGTACTGCAGATCGCTTCCTGGCTCGCCGGGCTGGTGGGCTTCGCCCTGCTGGTCGCCGGTGTGGCTCAACTCAATGTCCCAGCCGCGTACATCGTCGCCGGTGTCGGCCTGCTGGGCTGGTCGCTACTAGCTGATCGCGCTGCGGCGGCCATGAAACCGAAGAGGGGCTGAGCATGTTCTTTTCGAGCCTGCGAGGCACAGGGCCGAGCCAGCCGGGGCAGGGCGCGCTGGAGTCGTTCGGCGACTTCTGGCGCGGCATGCTCGGCTCCGGCGGCGGCAATAGCGCCGGTGTGGCCATCACGCCTGAGACGGCGCTCGGCATTCCCATCCTGCACAACTGCGTCACGCTGCTGGCCGAGAGCCTGGCGCAGCTGCCGCTGGACGTCTACGAACGCAAGGACAACGGCCAGCGTGACGCTGCCATCAACCATCCGCTGTACGACGTGCTGCGCTACCAGCCGAACGGATTCCAGACGCCATTCGAGCTGAAGGAATGCGAGCAGATGGCGTGTGGCCTGCGCGGCAACAGCTACACCTGGATCGATCGACGCGAAGACGGCAACGTCTCCGCGCTCTGGCCGCTGAATAACGACAAGGTGCAGGTGCTCAAGGGCGCCGACCTGCTGCCGTATTACCGCATCGGCACCGCTGACCCGGTGCCCATGCGCATGGTTCACCACGTGCGCTGGACGGCGACGAACCACTACGTAGGGTTGTCGCCCATCGAGCTGCACGCGGAGACGGTTGGGATGGCTCAGGCGATCACGCGCTACACCGGCAAGTCCTTTGCAAACGGCGCCACGGTATCGGGTGTGATCGAGCGGCCACGCGAAGCGCCCGCCCTCAAGGATCAAAAGAGCGTCGATCGCATCATCGAGCAGTGGGGCGAGAAGTACAGCGGCATCGACAACGCGAAGAAGGTAGCGCTGCTGCAGGAAGGCATGACCTTCAAGCCGATCTCGATGAGCAACGTCGACGCCGACGTGGTGAACATCCTGAAGCTCACCGGCACGAACATCGCGCGGATCTACAAGATCCCGCTGCCGATGGTGAATGACCTGGAGAAGGCCAATTACAACACCATCGAGCAGTTGCTGATTCAGTTCGTGGTGTTCGGCCTGCTGCCGTGGGCCAAGCGCCACGAGCAGGCGATGATGCGCGACTTCCTGTTGCCCAAGGATCGCCACAAGTACTTCATCGAGTTCAACCTGTCCGGTTTGATGCGCGGCGACCAGAAGAGCCGCTATGAGGCCTACGCCATCGGCAGGCAGTGGGGCTGGTTGTCTGTGAACGACATTCGCCGGCTGGAGAACATGCCGCCCGTGAAGGGCGGCGACCTGTACTTGCAGCCGCTGAACATGGTCGACGTGGGCAAGGGCGCCGATCTGACCAACCCCAACGTGCGTGCGCAGCTGGAGCTGCAGCAGGCCGAGATCGCGAGGATTCTCCAACAATGAAACGCCACCTGAGAGCGGCCAGCATGCTGTTCAACCAGCCGCTGCTAGTCACGCCGGAAATGCTCGACCTCGGTGTTGCCTGGGCCAACCAGGCCATGCACCTGAATATCATCAACATCGGAGCCCAGGCGCAGGGGCCAGAAGGCGCCAAGCTCTGGCACGACGATGACGACTACTCCGCTCGCATGGAGCGGGAAGAACATAACCGCCGTCATGCCATTGGCCGGACTGGGGTCGAGGTGATTCCCGTTAGCGGCATTCTGGTCAGTCGAGCAGCTCACCTGCAGATGTGCGAGGTGATGACCAGTTACGAGGAGCTGCGTCGCCAGTTGCGCACCGCCGTGGCCGATCCGATGGTCGAGCGCATCGTGCTCGACATCGACAGCCCTGGCGGCGCCGCAGTGGGGGCGTTCGAGCTGGCAGCCGATATTCGCGCCATGGCGCAGCTGAAGCCCATTACCGGCCTGGTGAACTTCTCGGCATACAGCGGTGGTTACCTGCTCGCATCAGCCTGTAGCGAAATTGTGGTGAGCCAGACCAGCGGTATCGGTTCCATCGGCGTAATCGCTAAGCACCTAGATCGCTCCAAGATGCTAGAGAGCGCCGGAGTGAAAGTCACCACGGTGTTCGCCGGTGACCACAAAAACGACCTCAGCCCTCACGAGCCGCTGACTGATCAGTCCATGCAGGTACTGCAGGACATCGTGCAGGAGAGCTACCAAATGTTCGTCGGTGCGGTGGCCGAGTATCGCGGCTTGGCCGTCGAGAAGGTGATCGCCACTCAGGCCAGGCTGTTCAGTGGCCAGGCCGGCATCAGCGCTGGCTTGGCCGATCGCCTGCAAAGTCCGCAGGACGCAGTCGATCACCTGTCTCGTGCTGTTGCTGAAAGCCGCGCGGCACGTGGCAACGGCGGACTGTCGGTGCGCGCTCGCGCCGCAGCGATCCAATCCCAACTCTGACCGCGTTCGCGGCAGCGTCACCCGGCCCGCCTAGTGCGGGCTTTTTTATGCCCAGGAGGCACCATGTCCAAAGTTCTACAACTGCGTAGCGAACGCGCCGAGCTGAACACCAAGCTGCAGGCGCTCGCCAAACTCGAAGCCGACGGCACCAACCTCAGCGCGGAGCAGCTGCAAGAGTTCACCAGCCTGGAAGCTCAGATCGCTGACCTCAGCGCCAAGATCTCCCGCGCGGAGGCGGCTGAGAAGTCCGCCGCCCTGTCGGCGGTGCCGGTGGACGAGGGCGCCCAGGGCGTGCAAGGCCCGCCTTCTAGCCGCATGCACGGTGGCGACGGCAAAGAGCACATTCCGGGCGCCAAGATGGCTCAGATGGTGCGCCTGCTGGCGGCGGCGCAGGGCAATCAACAGGCTGCCGCTCAGATGGCGAAGGAAGGCAACTTCGGTTCTGACGTGCAGATGGCGCTGTCGACCGTGACGCCGGGCGCTGGTGGTGTCCTGGTGCCGACCAACTTCGCATCCGATGTGATCGAGGCGCTGCGCCCGACTTCGGTGCTGCGCAAGATGGGCGTGACCAGCCTGCCGCTGAACAACGGCAACCTGACCATGCCACGCATCACCGGCAACACCGTGGTCACCTACATCGGCACCGAGCAGGACATCCCGCTGACCGGCATGACGTTCGGCGACACGAAGCTCTCGGCCAAGAAGGCTGCAGCACTGGTTCCGGTTTCCAATGACCTGCTGCGCATGTCCGGCGTGAATCCGCGCGTTGACAGCCTGGTCGCTAACGACCTGACGGTCAGCATGGGGCTGTCAGAGGATCTGCACTTCATCCGCGCCGACGGCTCGGGTGTGCTGCCGAAGGGCCTGCGCCACTGGGCGATCGCGCAGCACGTGCTGCCGGCGCCCGCTACGCCAAACCTGCAGCAGATCGATCTGTTCCTGGGCGGCCTGATGCTTCGCATCGAAACCGCCAACGTAATGATGACCTCGTGTGGCTGGCTGATGCACCCGCGCACCTTGCGCTGGCTGCAATCGCTGCGCGACGGCAACGGCAACAAGGCTTATCCGGAAATCGACCAAGGGCAGCTCAAGGGCTACCCGGTCGGGCTGAGCAACCAGATCCCGGTCAACCTGGGCGATGCCGGCGACGAGTCGGAGATCTACTTCGTCAACTTCGCAGACATGATGATCGGCGAGGACATGGACCTGGTCATCGACTTCAGCAAAGAGGCTGCCTACAAGGACGCCGGCGGCAACATGGTCAGCGCCTTCCAGCGCGACCAGACGCTGGTGCGCGTCATCGCCAAGCACGACTTCGGCCCGCGTCACGTCGAGTGCATCACCGTTGGCGTCGGCGTCAAGTGGGGCGCCGGCATGTAACCCGCTGCCCCGCCTTCGTGCGGGGCGTTTGCTGTTCCCCATTCATAAGGTGATGACATGAGCAATGATCGTGTAGTGGTGAAATTCATCCAGTCCTGGCGCGGCTATTCCAAGGGCGAGCGCGCCGGCTTCGATGCCGCGCAGGCCAAGGCGCTCGTCGATGGCAAGGTGGCTGAGATGGCCAAGGCAGCCCCTGCTACAGCTGCGGCCAAGGGTGGAGCGGGCAAGGCGAACAGCGGTACCGGCAAGCCGGCCAAGCCCGCTGCCGAGAACAAGCCAGCTGATCCAGAGGTGCCGCCAGCGCCTGAAGTTGTCGAGCCTGAAGCCGGCGGCGTCGCGCAGCCTGGCGACGATGACGACGAGCCGAAACCCTAATGGCCCGCCGCATCCAGTATGACAGCGCGCAGCAGGTGCTGACCGTCAAGGATGTGGCTGCGCAGTGCCGAGTCGAGGCAGAAGACCTGCAGGCCGATCTGGTCGAGCAGGTCATCATTCCTGGCGTCACCGCCCAGGCCGAAGCCAAGACGGGGGCCGCGATCCGCCCTGCCGTATACGAAGAGGAATGGCCCGAATCATACGGCTCGGGACATGCGCTCGACGTCGGCCAGGCGGACACGGTGCTGGCAATCCATCGCGTCGAGCCTGCCGGCAGCTTGACCGAGCTGCAGCCGCTGCCACCGCTGCGGCTGGAGCGCGGCCAGCGTGAGAGCTTCCTGCATTTCCCGCAGGGGCGCCCGGCTGGCCGGCTGGTGATCCGCTATCACGCCGGCGCCGACCTTGCCGCGTATCCCGGCGTGAGGCAGTGGCTGCTGATGCAGGCCGCTACGGCTCACGAGTTCCGGGAGACGATGGTGGTCGGCACCATCCTTGCCGAGCTGCCAAGCCACTTCACCGACTCGCTGCTAGCCGAGATCGAAGTGCCGCCGAGGTTCTGACATGAGAGCAGGACGATTGCGTTACCGCGCGCAGCTGGTCGACCTGAGCGATCAACTGCAAGCCGTGGAGCTGGGCAAGCGCTGGGTCGATATTCGGACCAAGGAAGGCGAGAGTCCGGCCCCTGCCGGGTTGCGGCAGCGTTCGCTGGTGGAGATCCGTGCGCGCCATTCGGACGTGTTTCGTCCGGGTCGGTATCTGCGGCACGGCGATCGGCTGTTTCATCTGGCCAGCGTCCGCGATCCTCGCGGGAATGGGACTGAGCTGATTATCTCGGCAGAAGAGCTGGCCGGAACGCCGGCCAGTTTCGTTGCCCAGGCGGGTGCGGTGGCGTCAGCCTGCCGTGTCTTCCTGGTCCACGAGGTCGCCCGTCCCGGGCAGTTCGGCGGCATGGTCGAGTTTGCGACTCAGCTGGAGGCGGCTGTGGTCGAGGTGGGTCGGCCGCAGCCTGGCGCGGTGTTCAAGGTCGACGGTGTGCAGTGGCGCGTCGCGGGCCTGGTCGAATCGGAAGATGACCGCATCGTGCGGCGTATGTGGGTCAAGCGCCTATGAGCATGGAAGTCAGTCTGCCGCCCTTCGAAGACGGCGCCGCCGCGTTCGGCATCGACGAGAAGCGATTCGAGCGCATCCAGATCAACTCAACCAACCGCACGGCGCGGTGGGCGAAGCGTGTGCTGCTGGTCGAGCCGTTTGCCAAGGCAACCGGCGTGCGGCGGGTCATCTTCAACGATCGTATCCGGCTGAACGTGGCCAACAGCAACAAGCCCGAGGCGAGCATCGTGCCGTCGTCGGCCAGCATCCCCGCACGCTGCTACCGGCATCGTGCCGATACGGTCGATGGGTCGAAGATCCGCGCGCGCATCCTGGTGCAATGGTGGCGCGGCGAGAAGGTCGCGGCAGGGTTCATCAACCCCGCCAGCGCCCGCAAGCTGCCCCTTGCTACCCGTAGTGTGCGTGAGCGCAAGCTGACGGCGCGCAGCAAGCGTCAGCACATCAAGGAATACCGCTACAACTACGCGGTGCCAGAAGACGCACACGGCCCATCGGCCGCTGCCTTGTTCCGCGTGGCGGTGGATGACAGCGTGCGCGAGCGGGCGGCCGACCGGCTCGCCTTCGAGTTCAACCAGGATCTGGATAAGGAAATGTTCTGATGACCCCCATCGCCACGCAGATCACCGATCACATTGCCGATCGTCTGCGGCAGATAACCGAGGCGAATGGCTACTCGCTGACACTGGCCGCCGTCGAGGTGGGCCAGTTCTACGAAGACCTCGCCCAGGGCGCGGCGCTGCCGGTGGCAACGCTGGTGGCGGCATCGGCCGGCGACGCGGTGACGCCCCAGGGGGTCACGCTCTCTGGTCGTCGCGCTCGCGCCTACCAGGTGGAAGTTGTCATCGACTTCGATCAGCACGCCGGTAAGGCCCGGCACGCGCTACTCGATCTGGTCGAGTGGAGCATCGCCAGGGTGCTACGCGACCCGCCTCCGCCACAGCTGCGCGGAATGCTGCAAGGCGTCGTGCTGGGCGATGTGGAGTTCAACTACCCGGCGCCAGGCCATTCGATAGCGATCGTGCAGGCCCAACTCGCCGCCTCTTTCGTCGAGCAATACCCGCAACCATAGGAGGGCATATGCCCAAAGCCACTGTAGAAAAGCCGTTCATCTTTCGCGAGGGCGGCAAGGTCAAGCTGTACGAAAAGGGTGAGCAGGAGCTGACTGCTGCTGCTATGGCTCATGCTCAGGCCAACGGCTTCACGCCGAAGCCCGCGCCGGCCAAGCCCAAGACTGCAGCCGAGGCCAAGTAACCTCACCCATCCCCGCTGCACCTGGCCCCGCGCCGCTCCCTGACATCGAGGAAATCCAATGATCACTGTCGAAGACGCCAGCCTTATCGGCTACGGCGAGTTGTTTTCGCGCGCCTATCAAACGCAAAAGGCCCTGCTGCCCTGGGGCAACACCAGCGAGCTGAAGATCGCGCACACCGAGGACCAGCAAACGCTGCCCAACTACATCACCGGCGCGGGCAACCGCAACGTGACTTCCCGCGTGACCGGCGTGACCGCCAGTTTCACCCTGTACGACGTGAACGCTCGCAACCTCGCACTGGTGGGTCGCGGCACCATTCATGGCGTCGCCGCCGGCACCGTTGCCGCTGAGGCGCATGTCTGCGAGGCCTTGCCAGGCGAACTGATCCCGTTCGATAACCTGCCGGACCTGTCGGCGCCGGTCACCATCGTGACTGCTGCGGACGGCCCGCTTGAGCCTGGCACCGACTACCTGCTGACGCCTTACGGCATCCAGATCACCAGCGGTACCAGCATCACCAACGCCGGCATCAAGGCCAGCTATACCAAGCTGAAAGCCGATGTCGTGGAAATGCTGACCCGCTCGCAGGTCGAGCTGGAATGCTACTTCGCGGGCCTGAATGCGGCGCAGGGCGGTGCTCCGACGCCAGCGCGGCTGCGTCGCTTCAAGGTTGGTCTGGTACAGGAGATCCAGCTCAGCGGCACTGCCTATGCGGCCTATCAGGTGACGGGTGAGCTGCTGGCAGATCCGCTGGTAACGGCGCAAGGAATGTCGCAGTTCTACTCGCTGGGGATGAAGGCCGCGGCCTGATGCCAAGGCTCCGGAGCCCGGTCAGGCCGGGTTTCGGTGATGGCGTTGTGATGGTAGATTCCCCGCAATCTCTATGGGAGGGAAACCATGAAACTACACCTTTGGGTCATGTGTGCATCTGCTGCAATGCTTGCAGGATGCGGGGAGCCGAAGCTGGATGGCTCAAGTGAGCAAGCCATGCAGCAGTCTGTTGTGAAGGTTTCATCCAAGCTTGAGCCAGGCAAACAGGCTGAGTTTAAGGAGGCGCTGCAAGTCGTTGCCTTCAGCAAGATGGATCTAGGCGCGCTTATGAAGGGAGAGCAAACACCTGAAGGCGCAGCTGGAAAGATGTACAGCGAGCTTGATGGCAAAACCGCAGATGAGGTGATCGCCAAGGCCGCTTCCATCAAGGCCGAGCGAGCTGCACGAGAAAGGGAGCAGGCCCTCAGGGAGATCGCTGAGCTTGAAGGGCTTACGGCGAAAGCGGAAGAAGCGAAGGCGCAGCTGGAGAAGTTTGAGGTAAGTCGATCCCGCTTTTATTTGCGCGATCGCGAGTATTCCTATCGCAAAGAGCCGATCGTTGAGCTGGCAGTGCGCAACGGTACTGGTCACCCGATTTCGCGGGCCTACTTCAAAGGCACTATTTCGTCACCTGGTCGTTCCATTCCGTGGCTTGTCCAAGACTTCAACTACACCATTTCAGGCGGTCTTGAGCCGGGTGAGGTTCAGGAGTGGGTGCTCGCTCCGAATATGTTCAGTGAATGGGCGAAGGTGGACGCGCCTGAAGATGCGATGTTTACCGTAGAGGTGGTGAGGCTTGATGGCCCCGATAGCAAGGCGTTGTTCGATGCTAGAGGGCTTTCTGATAGCCAGGCAGCCAGGCTCCAGAAGTTGAAAGCCCAATATCAGTAAACACAACTTCAACTGTAAACCCGCTCCGGCGGGTTTTTTATTGCCAGGGGAAAAGTGATGGCCTTTGAACGGCTGATCCAGCTGACGCTGCGTGCGCGCAACTTCCTGAGCAAGGATGTCGAGCCGGCCAGCGAATCCATGAAGGAGTTGGCTGAGGATGGGCGGCGCCTGAAGGACACGCTGGAAGAGGTAGGCCGCGCGCGTGGTTTGGCCCGCACTCTGCGCGACAACCAGCAGGCAACCGAAGGCTTGGAGCGTGCGCAGCGTGATGCCGCGGCGACACTTGACGACCTGACGCGCGAGATCGGCCATCAGGAACAGGCCACTGCTGGCCAGCGTATCGCCCTGCGCGAGGCGCGCCGCACGCTGGACGAAGCCGAGCGTGCCTACAAGCGCAATCAGCAGGCCATCAAGAACACCACGAGCGAACTGAAAAAGCTTGGCGTCGATACCGACAACGTCACTGCCGAAGAAGAGCGGCTGACAGCGGAGCTGGAGACCGGCAAGAAGGCTTTGGCCGACAACCGCGAGGCGATCAAGCAGAAGCGAGTCGAGGAAAAGAGGGCGGCGGATGCGACCAAAGAACACACCGACCGTGTTGAGGCGGCCCGCTCGGCTCTAAGCGATGGCGCGAAACGGGTGCTGGCCTTCGCCGCCGCTTATATATCCCTTAACGCTGCCTTCAACCTGGTGCGTGGCGGTCTCAACCTGGTGCGAGACGGCATCCGCGCCGTGATCGCCGACGGCAGCGACAACGAGCAGGCGCTGGCTCAGCTCGAAGCGGCTCTGGCCTCAACGGGTAATGCAGCTGGGCTCACCGCGCAGCAATTGCTGGACATGGCGGCGGGTTTCAAGCGCTCGTCCATGTTGACGACCGAGCAGATCCTGGCTGGGCAAACCCGTCTGCTTTCCTACACCGATATCGTAGCCAGCGAGTTCCCGGCAGCGATGCAGATCGTCATCGATCAGCAGCAGCGCCTCGGCATCAGCGTCGAGCAGTCGGCGGAGATCGTCGGGCGCGCGCTGCAATCGCCGTCGGATGCGATCGCCACGCTGGGCCGGCAGGGCTTCAAACTGGAAGACGGGCAGAAGCGCCTGCTTAAGCAGCTTGAGGCCACCGGCCGCAAGGCTGAAGCGCAAGCCATCATCATGGACATGCTGACCGAGGCCTACGGTGGCGCGGCAGCAGCGGCTCGGATGAACACCTTCGCCGGCCTGCTGAAGACGGTAGGCGACCAGTTCGGCGACTTCGCCGGCCGTGTGGCTGATAGCGGGGCGTTTGAGTATGTGCGCGGCAAGCTGCAGCAGCTGGCCGACCACCTCGACGAAATGGCGAATGATGGCCGCCTTGATCGCCTGGCTCAGAGCCTGTCCGATGCGTTCGTTAACGGCGCTGAGGCTGTTTCGAAGTACGTTGAGAAGCTCGCTACGGTCGACTTCGAGGGGCTGGCCGCGCGTGCTGCAAGCATGGCGGCGCAGATTGGCCCGGCCATAGAGCAGACGGTCACTGCAGGGCGTTACGCGACCGCGACCTTAACGACCGTCTGGAACACGTTCGCGGGCGTAGTGAGCAGCGCAGCTGCGCAGCTGACGTTGGTGGTACAACAGACGGTCGGTCGTTTGGCGCTCGTTGTCGGCGAAGTGGCTGACGTCTTTGGCGGCTCGGAATTTCGAGCGAAGGCGAGTGGGCTATACGAGCTTCTTGGCGATCTCAGCGCAGCATACGCTGAGCAGGCGAAAACCGACTTTGGCCAGGTAGCCGGCGCCTGGGATTTCCTCACCGAAAAGGTGGAGCAGAGCGCCGCCGAACAGACGCAAGTCGTGAAACAGGCCGCTGACGATCAGTTCGAGCACGTCGTGCAGCGCGTCACCGACATGAACAACGCGCTCGCGCAGATCGACGCGGCAACGGGGGCGGCGCAGTTCAGACAGCTGGGCGATGAGCTTTACAGCGCCTATCAGCGCGGCGACCTGAGCCAGCGGGAGTTCGCCAGCGGCACCGCAATGGTCCAGGCGAAGCTCCGCGAAATTGGTGGTTCTGCAGCCGGCATGGCGTCGGCTGTTGGCATTGCAGCCGATAGTCTGAAAGATCTCGCTGCTGTTCAGCGAGCGATCAGCGACGCCAAGACCGATCGCGATATCACTGCCATCAGCGCAGCCCTGCGTCGCCTATATGACGATGGGCAGGTCGGCGCTTCCGAGTACAACGCTGAACTGGCCAAGCTCTCCGCACGCCAGAAGGAACTCAAGCAGGCCCTGGAGGGTGGCAAGAAAGCCCAAGACGACAAGAACAAGTCGGACAAGGACGCGATCGTCACCAGCGAACAGCTGCGCCGCGAGAGTGGCAAGCGCATGGAGGCGGAGCGGCGGGCCGGTGACGAAGCCATGCAACGTCGCCGTAAGGAATCCAGCGACGCTAAGCGCGACATGTCCGCCATGGAGGGGTTCTTCTCCGGTGTGGTCAGCCGTGCGCGGGAGCCGCTTGCTGCGATGAGCGCAGCGGCGCTGGAGTTCTACGACCGCCTGCGGGGCATCAACAGCGTCAACGTGTCGATCGATACCAGCAGCCTGGACGCAACCCGCCAGTCGCTGGCCCAAGTGACAGCACAACTGGCCGAGCTCCAACGCGCCGCGGCCAATCCGATGATGAGCAGCATCGGGCGCTGGGCGCTGGAAACCCAGCAGGCCAGCCTGCAGGCCCAGCAGGCATTCCTCGGCCAGAAATCCGCGCTGCAATCGCTGATGGGCGACTACGAGCGGGGCAATCTTACTGCCCGTGAGTTTGTCCGCTCGGCCAATTCGATGCGCCGTGCGCTGAGCCTGCTCGACGATTCGGACCTTTCGAGCCTCGAGTCAGCGATTGCTGCGGCTGAGCAGCGCATGCAGCAGATGGGTGAATCCACTCGCAGCACCCTCGACTCCCTGCAGGATGAGTTGGACAACCTGCAAGGGCGCACCGAGGACATCGAGCGGCGTCGCTTCGCCAGTCGGCGGCGTGAACTGGAGGCGCAGCTGGCCGAGGCCAATGCCCAAGGTGACAGCCAGGCAGTGGCCAACGCCTCGCGCGCGCTCGGGATGCTTCGGCAGATCGAGGCCGAATCAGCGCAGCAGCGCCAACGTGAAGAGCAGCAGAAGCGCATCGAGGCGCAACAGGCCGAGAAGCCAGCTGGATCGGAGCAACCGCAGGCGCCGAGCAAGGTCATCCGCCTGGAAGTGCCTGGCCGGCAGCCTGTCGATGTGGCGGTGAGTAGCGATACCGACGAAACCAACCTGCTCGGGATTCTGGAGCAGGCCGGCTTGAGGGCTCTTTGATGCAACTGACCCTGGACGACATCGACCTGGCGGATGACCCCGACCTGGGCGGCGAGCAAATGGAGTGGGTCGACGAGTGGGACTGGAATGCCGTCGAGCAGGAGCAAGAGCGCAGCCTGAGTGGTGCCTTGATCATTCAGGAAGGGCTCAAGCTCTACGGCCGGCCGATCACGCTCAGCAGCAACGGCGGCGCATGGTTCACGCTCGCGAAGGTCCGCGAACTCGAAGCCGCTGCCGCTACGCCTGCAGCAGTGCACTTACTGACATTGCCAACCGGTGCACAGCACTACGTCACCTGGAATCGCGCTGCCGGGCCGGCAGTGCAGGCCCGCCCGATTCATCGCGCCGTCAACCCTGGCCCGAACTGGCTCTACGAGTTGACCTTGCGCCTGATCACGGTGGCGCCACCACCTATTCCGGAAACCAACCTTGAACCCTGACCGGCCCGCCAAGTGCGGGCTTTTTGTTGCCTGGAGATTGATGGCATGACGATCAACGTCACCGATGTGAAGCTGCTCAAGAGCCAGCGCCTGACGGATGAAGACGATGGCGGTGGCCGTGCGACCGGTAATGCCGTGGTCGATGGCCAGGTCAACAACGTGTTCCCCGACATCAGCCGCCTGGACCGAACCACCGGCCGCATCAACCTGCGCAAGCTGTTCGGCGGGCCGATGACGCAGAACGCCGATGCGTATCTGGGTGCGCATGCGATCGTAACCGAGGGGCCTGCAGATCCGCGCGTCAGCGTCTTGCTGTTCAACACCCGCAGCCACACTGATGAGCGCCGCGATGCGCGCAACGCCATCGAAAGCTATGTGGCTGCGGCGACGACGGCACAGTTCGAGCTGCTGGGTACCCAGCTGGCAGGGCAGCGCGCCATTGCCTGCGTACAGCGCGAAGAGCAGCGCGTGCCCGAAGTCGGTGACGTTTTCCAGCTGGTCAGCGCCGGCGCTTCACAGTACGTGCGGCTGACTGGCGTGGACTCGCGTCTGGAGCAGTTCACCTACGATTACGGCAATGGCAACTTCGTGAACTTCACGCGCCGCCGTCTCGATCTTTCGATCAGCGCGCCGTTGCAGACCGAATACCCGGGTGGGCAGGTTACCCCTGCCGGCACGACCGCCACGTCATTGAGCGGCGCGGCCAAGGCGCGGGTGCTCAGCACCCAGGTGGCCGATGCTGCGCGTTACTACGGCATCAGCCCGCTGGCAGAGGCCGTGTCCGCCGGTGCGTTGAACCTGCGTGTGCAGTCCGTATACAGCCAACTTGTGCCGAGCACCACCAAAGAGGCCGCGCTGGTCGACGTGCTGGGCGGATATCAGCGGCAGGTGTACCTGCCGGCCGGCCCGGCGCGCTCCGTGGCGCTGACGGTGGCGGCCGGTGCGGTTGCCGGCGAGTCGCGAACCTTCCTCGGTACCGGCTGCGCCCCGGGCACCCTCAGCATCACCGCCAATGGTGGAACGTTCGCCGACGACAGCAAGGGCGGTTTGCGCTTCGTCAGCGGCAGCAACTGGATCAGCTCTGGTCGCATCGACTACCAGACCGGTGAGGTCACGCTGATACGCACCGGCACGAGCTGGACCGGTGCTGCCACGGGCAGCTACCGCCCAGGCGCTGCGGCGACGGGCGACACGGTAACCGGCGAGCTTGAGATTACCCTTGGGAACCGCGGCTACGTGTACACGCTGAACCTGTCCGGTGCGGTGCCACGCGCCGGGACGCTGTCGGTTTCGTACATGGCGCTGGGCAAATGGTATGAGCTGCGCGACTTCGGCGACGGCCTGCTGACCGGCGAAGGGGCGGGCACGATCAGCTTGGCCACGGGCTCGGTCTCGATCACCCTCAACGCACTGCCGGATGTGGGCAGCTCGCTGATCTACAGCTACATCAGCTCGGCCGACAACGCGGTGACCCAGCGCGCCGGCGGCACCGTGGTGCCCAAGCTCAAGGTGCGCCATACCTTGCCGGGCGGCGGCGTGCTACCGGGTTCTGTTACGGTGACGTTCACCGCTGGTACCGCGCGGACGCTCACCGACAACGGGCAGGGGGTTCTCAGCGGTTCGGGCGGGACCGGCACCATCGCGTACGCCTCCGGCGAGATCGTGATGGAGCTTGCCGCAACCCCGTCAGGCGGGATCGGCTACATGTACAGCCAGGGGGCGGTGGGCAGTGTGCCGCTCAGCGTGAGCAGCGACGGCAGCGGCATGGCCACGTTTACAGTGCCGGGAGCACCGCTCAAGCCTGGCTCGGTCCGGGTCGACTGGATGACGACGCGTCGCCAGGCGGCGCCGGCCATCAACTGGCAGGTTATCGAAAGCGGTAACGCCTTGCCGGTCTACGATGGCCAGCGAGATCTCGCCAACAGCGCCAATGACAATGGCAGCGGTGGATGGCAGGGCGGGCGAGTCGGGACGATCAACTACACCACCGGCCAGGTGACGCTGCAGGTCGCTCAGCTGTACGACTACGTCGAGTACACCTACAGCAACCAGGCCAAGCCGGGCCTGTTCGGGCGTGGTACTGAGCCGGTGTTGATCACGACGCCCGTGCAGGTGCGCGAGCAGTTCGGCGGTACGCTTTCTGTCGCAGCGCAGCCGGCTAACGTCGCGACCGAGCCTCAAACCAGCAACCAGGCGTTGCCGCCTTTGTCGGTGGAGCTGTTGCCCGGCGTGGGCGAACCCATCGTGCCCGGGTCGCTGCTGTTCAGCTGGAATGGCGCGCTGTACACCGATCGCAGCGGCATCCTCTATCGGGATGTGGCGAGTAACACCAACGGCGGCACTGCGGTCGGCAGTGTGGACTATGTATCCGGCATCGCCACGCTGAACAGTTACCCGGGCAACGCGAGCGGGGCAGCGTCGCTGCTGGCGTGCCTGACGGCATCGGCGGGCTTTAGTGTCACCGGGGCGACGTTCCGCACCCCAGGCGCTCCGCTGCGAGCTGGCAGTATGCAGATCACCGTCGTGCGTACGGACACGGCTGCGATCGTCACAGCCGCGGCGAACCTCAATGGCGAGTTCTCCACCGGCATCGTTCACGGCACGGTTGATACGGCAACCGGCATCGCCCGGCTGCGCTTCACCACCAACCCGGCCGACGAGACCGGGGCGAGTGACGTGCCGGTGATCCCGCTGCTGCTGCGCTACAACGCCGTCGTGCAGACGCGGTTGCCGCTGGATGCAGGCCTGCTCGGCCTAGATCCCGTGCGCCTGCCTGCAGACGGCCGGGTGCCGATTTATCGCGACGGCGATGTGGTGGTGATCCATCACACGGCGGAGACGGTCGTGAGCGCGCCTACCGCTGGCGGCACGCTTCAGCTTGCGCGGGCTCAACAGGCAAGCATCGAGGTAGTTGATGGGGCTGGCACCATGCTGCGCGCCGCTTCGTTCTCTGCCGATCGGGAGAACGGCACGGTGACATGGAGCAACCCGCTCGTGCTGCAGGACGCCGAGGGCAATCCGGTTGGCTTGCCGCTGATCGTTCGCGATCGCGTAGAGCACATGGCGCTGGTGACCGAAGTGCAGATCACCGGCGAGCTCGGGATAAGCTCGCCGGTGCCCTGGGCTCTTCCTGCTGGCGAGGCGCAGGTATCGAGCGCAGTGGCGTGGGGCGATCTGCAGTCGCGGATTCATACCTGGTTCACCCAGCAGACCTGGAGCCAGGGCGCGCCGAACTGGACCAACGCGCCGGTGGGCAACACGACGACGGCTCAATACAACAGCCTGAGCTACCCGCCGATCATCACCAACGCGGGCGGGATCTCCGGCAAGTGGGCGCTGGTATTCACCAGTGCGACGGCCTTCAACGTGGTGGAAGAGCAGCTGGGCGTGATCAGCACCGGCAACACCGCTACCGACTGCGCCCCGATCAACGCGCTGACCGGACAACCCTACTTCACGATCCGTCGGGAAGGCTGGGGTAGCGGCTGGGCTGCAGGCAATGCGGTGCGCTTCAACACGGACTCGGCCCTTGGCCCGATGTGGTGCATCCGCACCGTGATCAGCGGGCAGGGCACGGTGGACGATGACCAGTTCGAACTGCAGGTGAGGGGGGATGCGGACTAATGGCCAGACTTTACCATCGTGATCAGGCCGGGGCGCCGGCCCTGACCTATAACGCTAGTACGACGGCCGCCGATCATTTCGCGGCCTTCAAGGTCATCCTCAAAGCGGCGCTGGTGTCTGGCTACGGCTCGATACCGGCTGCGGGCTGGTCATTGGTTTATGAGTCGACCACCACCCTGATTCTGCGCCCAGGCACTAAAAGCGGCTACGTCTGTTTTGTCCGCGACGCTGCGATTTCGGTGGTTAATGTCTGGCTCGCGGCGACCTTCGCGGGCGTCGACGCCAACGGAAAAATCATTGGTGATGGCGTTCGCAGCGGTGTGGCGGCCAACAGCGCAGTGCCTCAGCGCTACAGCGTGCGAGCGTTGGTTTCCTACTCGGTGAGTACGACCTGGGCAATCGTCGCGGATGAGAGCGCATTCGTATTCTCGCCAAGCGCCGGTGCCTCTTCTGTTCAAGAGGTCACCGGCTCGCAGGGGGCCGGCTATGACGCGGTGACCCTTCTGTATTGCGGTGATGACTCCGCAGGCGACCTGATATGCGTTGGTGGGCAGAACGTAGCGTCCGTCAGTACTTCCACCAACCTGGCGAGCTTCAGCTCGGCAGGCTTCACAGCGCTGCGATTTCCTCATACAGGTTTGCTGATCGATACGGCCAGCATCGCGCTTTCCATGCCGGGCGCCCAATTGGGTAGCAATACGATGTATTCCGAGTGGCCCGCTGGCACTGTGCTCCCCGAGGTTGCCCTCACTCCGTTGGTGTGGATTTCGTCGGGCGTTGTAAGGCGCCTGAAAGGGCTGGCGGTCGATCCCCGGCTGCTCTATGTCTACAACAGTCAGGTCTCCCAGGCGCTGGGTGGGCCCGTGCTGACGACGCGAAATATGAACAACGTGCTCAGCCTCGGTGACGGCCACGCGTATATCGTTGGTCGCAGCTTTTCCTGGTTAGCGATTAGCGCATTGCTCACGACCAATCCGGAGTTCTGGTGATGACCGTGGCTGCGATCGCATATTCCGCCAGTGTGCCAGCCTATGGCGAAGGTCCTCGCGTAGCGATCCGTCTTAGGCTGCTGAGGGACGGAGAGGTTACGTCTGGTGCCAAGACGGTCCGCGTTTATCGAAGTTGGCAAGGCACCGGGAAGCTCGAAATGGTGTTCCAGGCTGAGGCGGGTGAGTTCACCGAGGTGCAACGGCTCGACCTGGCCGAGCTGCTGGCCCAGGGGGAGTGGCTGGTAACTGGGGACGACCCGGCACCGCCGCGCCGGACGCGAGCCTTGTACATGTCGTTCGGCGCTTCCGGGACGTATACCTACAACATCACCAGCGGTGAGGGTGGACAGCAAGGCGATCCGGCGCGAGTGTCTGGCCTGGTCCGGGTCGAGCGGTTGCCGGCCAATCGCGAGATCGTGCTGGTGGAGCGGCCTGCCGATGGGGAATGGCGGCTGGCGGGCTTCGGCCCGACGCCAGGTGGCAGCGGCGACATTGACGTGCGCGTGGTAGGTGGCGAGGTGTATGCCATCGGCGTGGACGACTATGGTGTCGCGTTTGTTCCCGAACTGGCAGTACAGGTCGGCCAGCGTATCCGCCCGACGCGCTATGCCGGCTGGCTGTACGAGATCACCGAAGCGGGGCAGCTACCTGCTGCCGAGCCCACCTGGTGGGCTGCCCAAGGTGACAACCCTTCGCAGCCGCTGGGCACCGCTCGTGCCGTTGCCCGGCGCTACTTCCAGCCCATTGCACATGGCCCCATTCCTGTGGAGGTGGTCTGATGCTGAGTGTTTCCATCAGTGGCGCCTGGCGTCGCGCTGCAGCCGCGGATCGGCGTGTATCGGCGCTGCCTTGGGGCGTCCTGCAGCCGCTGAACCATACGGGCGCGGCTTGCTGGCGAATCGCCGAGAAAGTCGATCGGCGGGCTGCGGCATCACCTTGGGCGCGTGTGCCATCGCAAGATTTCGGCGGATCAGGGGCATGGCGAAACGCTCTTGCGCATGATCCTCCGGCGGATGCATCGCCTTGGGCATGGGTACCGGTTCGCGATACTGGCCTGTCGTCAGGATGGGGCCGGAGCATTCGCGTCGCGGATGTGCGTCTGCGGCTGATCTACAACCCGAAACCCGCCCATAAGGACCTCGGCGTTGCGGCCGGCCACCGCCGCGTCAACGAGTTCGGCCCGCGCTACAACGCGCAAACGGCACTGGAGGATAGCCTTTACGTGCCAGGCAGCGGTGCGCTGGTGTTCGAGTTCGGCGGGCGGCCGTACTTTCCCAGCACCTCGCCTCAGGTTTTCTTCGACTTCCGCTACGTGCCGGCGACGCCGGTCATCCAGCCGACCGACATGCGCACGGCTCGGGTGGTCTGGCAGTCCGCTACTCGCCTCAACCGCCGCGCATGGCTGCCATGGGGGAGGGCGCGGCAAGTCGATGGCGTGCTGACCGACATGCCCTACGTGGACTACCCGGGTCCGGTGAAGCCGCTGCCAGAGCCGCCGCCCGACCCCGAGATAGTGGATACTTACATGATCGCGAACACCGTCAACCTGGTCGTGCTGCCCAGCCGTACGCCGATCGAGGCGAAGAACATTCGCGTGAGCCTCGATGCCGACTCATTCAGCTGGTCGTTCAGCGCTGACATTTTCACCCAGGCCGCCCTCGACCTGGTGCGCCCCGATGCCGACGGCGCGAAGTCAGTCGAGCTGGACATCAACGGCTGGAAGTGGGTGCTGCTGGTTGAGCGCTACAGCCGGCAACTGCGATTCCCGGCAGAGGCCTACAGCATCAGCGGCGCCACGCGGCCGCAACTGCTAGCGGCGCCTTACGCACCTTTGCGCACGAGCCTGAACAGCGCCCCGATCAATGCCGCCCAGGCCGCCGAGGCCGAGCTGTTGAATACGGGTTTCACGCGCGATTGGCAGGCGACAGACTGGACGTTCCCGGCAGGCGCGCTCAGCTACCAGGGCCAGACCGCCATGCAGGTAATCGCGCGGCTCGCCGATACCGTCGGCGGTGTAGTGCGCCCTGCTCGCGATGCGGATCAGGTGGAGGTTGTTCCGCGTTACCCGGCGCCGCCTTGGGCTTGGGATGACGTCGATACGCCGATCAGCCGCATCATCCCGCCGGCGATGATGACCGAGCTTGGTGGCGAGTGGACCCCGCAACCGGCATGGAATGCCTGCTACACCTCGGGCACCTCGCACGGGTGCAGCATGCTTGTCCGTCGCGCGGGCACCGCTGGCGACAACCCGACGCCAGACGTCTTCGAGGACTGGCTGACCGATCAGCCGGCCAACCAGGCCCGCGGCATCCACGAGCTGAGCAAGGGCGGCAACATCGAGATCGTCAGCACCACTATCCCGTTGTTCCCCGTAAACGATGACCACGGTGTCGGCCTGGTTCTGCCGGCACAGCTCTGCCGAGTGCCGGAGCCAGCCGGCGCCTGGGTGGGCCTGTGTCTGGCGGTGGATATCAGTGCCGAGGGTACCGGGGCAGTGCGCGTGAAGCAGGTGATCAAACTGGAGCGTCACCACTGATGGCCACCACTAACCCCTGGAAGCGCTTCATCGGTCTGTTGCCCGGTGGCGTGCGCACCGTTGCCACGGTACGAAGCATCAACTCCTCAGGCGGCCTCAGCGAGGTCGAACTGCGCACCGGCACCCGCGTTACCGTTCGCGGCGTCGACGTGCCGGTGAGCAGCAAGGCCTATATCGCTGACGGCTTGATCACCGGTCCGGCTCCGGATCTACCGCACTTTGATGTGGATGTGTGATGTAGGCCGTCCGGTCGTCGCCACGAATGCTGCAGGATTGCTACTCGACCATTCGCAAAAGGATTTGCAATGCGTGCTTCGATCCGCCGGGTGGCGGCAGTAGTCGCCTTCGGCTTGGCCTGCGTGCTTATGGGCTTCTATCTTGGCTTCAACCAAGCCTATGACCGTATCGTCGAGGATCTACCTGCGTTGATCCTGGAAGCTGGTTGCGTTGATCCCGGAGATGAGTCGGCGATCTACACCGGCACTGACTTGGCGCTATGAGTTGCCTTTGTCGGCTGACTATTTCAATCGCCAATGACGACGGTCAATGAAAGCCGCGATAGCGCAGCGGACTGCTTAAAGCGGTGCCATCATGGCGCCACTACCTGCGGCACGCCCCCGCCTCAGTCGTGGTGTTCCGAGCCCGCCTAGTGCGGGCTTTTTTTACCTCAGCCAACTGCCGTTGTGTTACCTCGCCTGGATAGGCGCGCGGAGTGGAATGGCGGGTAGGGGGCCAGTGCCGCCTCAAGTTGCTTCAGGCAAATCTTGAGAGCTTCCGACTGCCTCTCGCTGTCACCACTGGCCAGCAAGCCGAGGGCTTCGTCCAGCTCCTGCGGGGTTGGCTCGCATAGCAGGATGCCGTGACGAACGCCCATTTCCTGGCCCTTGAACAGAAGCTGCAGGGGCTCCCGCTTCGTAATCGTCGCGCCGGCGTTCAGCAACGCCTCGACGTGTTTTCGTAGCGAAGGGTATTTGCGACGGTCGTTCCCGTTGTAGCTCATGCTCTGCTCCTCTAATGCAGCCGCAACTAGTGCCATGTTTCACGATTGAGTGACATCATAACGCCACTACCGGCGCAAATCCTTCCGCCCGGTTGTGGATTCAGGCCCGCTTTCCAGCGGGTTTTTTTTCGCCCGGAGAAAACCGATGCGGCCCCTGACCGAGCAGCAGCTACAGCAGATACTTCCCAACGCCCGCCCTGTCGCGGGCGTTTTTGTTCCCGCACTCAACCGCGCCATGACCCGCTTTCGCATCGACAGCCAAGTGCGCCGTGCCGCTTTTCTTGCCCAGGTCGGCCACGAGTCCGGGCATCTACGCCGGCTTGTCGAGAACCTCAACTACAGCGCTGCTGGTCTTGCCGCCACCTGGCCCGGGCGGTACCGCGCAGCCGACGGCCACCCGAATGACCTGGCCCGCCGCTTGGAGCGTCAGCCCGAGCGGATCGCCAATCACGTCTACGCCAACCGCCTGGGTAACGGCTCTGTCGAGAGCGGGGATGGCTGGCGGTATCGAGGGCGCGGGCTTATCCAGCTCACCGGCCGCGCGAACTATCGAGCATGCGGTGCTGCGATCGGTGCGGATCTGGTATCGCACCCCGAGCTTCTTGAGCAGCCCGAATGGGCGGCGCTGTCCGCGGCGTGGTTCTGGGCCAGCAGCGGGCTGAACGAGCTGGCAGACGCCGGTCGGTTTGAGGACATCACGCGCCGCATCAACGGCGGTACCCACGGTCAGCCGCAGCGCTTGGCGCTTTGGCGGGCTGGGCAGGAGGTGTTGGCATGATCGGCATGCTGATGGAGCGCAGCACCATCTATGGGGTGCTCGCTGCGATGTGCTTCGCGGCCGGCTGGAAGGTGAACGGCTGGCGGCTGGGTGAGGGCATCGCACAGGAGCAAGTTCGGGGAGTAAAGGTTGTTCGAGTGATCGAGCAGAAACAGCAGGCGGTTGCGGATGAAGAGGGAAGGAAAGGTCATGACGAACTTGAAGATCTGCGGCGTGCTGCTGATCGCGCTGGGGTTACTGCTGCAGGGCTGCGGGTCGAAGCCAGTCGACTCGCCACTCAGCTCGCTACCTGCAATGCCGGAACTGCCGGCGAGCGCCAGGCAAGGGCAGCCGCCGCCGCAGTGTTTGCCGACGTGCTTGGAGAGATGGAATCAGAAGGTCGCGCAATGGCAGCAGCGGCTAGCCGTGCCCGCAGCGCAGGGCTTACCTGCGAGCGGGTTTATGACGGAGTGAAGCGCGGTAATTAGGCCCCATAGTTCCGCGCAAGCGTCTTACTGAAAAAGCTTAACGGCGACTGGAGCGTTCTCATCAAACCCAATGCGCATGTCTCGTACCAGCCATAACGCGTTTTCGATGTCGGCCTGTGTGAGCGCAAGGGGGTTGGTGACTTGATCGGCAAGAACCAAAGACAGCAGGGCAATTTTCACCCGTGGGATAGGATGATCACCAAGGCATTTCTGAATCTCACGAGCCAACGAGACTCTGGTTCTTGCTGTGATTTCAGGCGTCCGGCATTCAATCTCAAACCACTCCTGAGCTTTCTTGATTTGACGGCTCACTTCCTCTTCGTAAGACATGGCGTCCCTTAAACGTTATGGATGGTGCTCAACCATATCCATTTCACGTGCTGCTGGTAAGCAAGCATTGCGTGTCGAAGTGGCGCAGCGCTGCCGCGGCGGAATGGGTCGAATGAGTCCGAGATGATGAGTCAGCGGTACACGATGCGCTGGTGTGAGCGGATGGTGGTTAGATGAAGCCGCGACATAACGGTATAGTGATACCGTACCGAACCGCCTGGGTATCCTCTGCCCAGGCCCGTTGATGAGATATCCAGTGAAACTCAGCGACTCCCTCCTGATGCGCATGATCAAAGGCCACGCCCGTTGGCGATGGCGTGCGTGACTCATTGCTCCGAAGACTGCCCCGCTTCGACTCTGAACCCAGCAAAAGAAAATGTGGGTATGTGAGCGGGTATCAAGCAAGGCGACTTGCAAGAAAGCCTTTGAATATCAATAGGTTGGTGAAATTATGTTGCTGATGTTGGATAACTACGATTCCTTTACCTACAACGTCGTGCAGTACCTCGGCGAGCTGGGCGTTGACGTCAAAGTGGTGCGCAACGACGAACTGAGCGTAGCCGAAATCGAAGCGCTGAATCCGGAGCGTATCGTCGTCTCGCCCGGCCCGTGCACGCCGAACGAGGCCGGTGTGTCGCTGGAGCTGATTCGTCATTTCGCC